AAAAAATATTGTTGATAAATTTAAAATGCATGGTAAAATAATGCTAACAGATAAAACAATATATACTGATAAACAAATAGCAGAATTATATTGTCTATCAGATGTATTATTATGTGCTTCTAAATCAGAAGGGTTTGGCATTCCAATGGTTGAAGCACAATTCCACGGATTAAAAGTAATTTCAAATAATTGTACATCAATGTTTGATAATACGTCATGGGGTGTATGTTTAGAACCTAAGATAATTTCCAAAAGTATTAATGGTATAAACTCTTGGTCTCATGCTGACCCTAATAAAATTGCTGAAACATTAACCGATTTTTATAATAATAGTTTTGAAAAATATAATATGAAACCAATTGATAAAAATAAATATTCATCTGAAATTATTGGTAAAAAATGGATACAATTTTTAGGTTTAGAAAAATACCAAGGTTTAAAAAATTCCCAAGGTTTAAAAAAATCCCAAGAAAAAATAGTTAAACAAAATAATAAATATATAGTTTTCAAAGGATGGAATGGGTTAGGGGATAGATTAACATCATTAGCATTAGCTATTGAATATTCCAAAAAAACAAATAGAACTTTGGTTGTAGATTGGAGTGATACTGAATGGATTGATGATTTTGATAAATATTTTTTAGTAAATGATATTAAATATATGAAATATAATAAATTTAAAAAAATCTATGAAAACAATAATTGGAGTATTATTCCTAAATTTTGGAATAAAAAATTAACTGAATACCAAATTAGTATAATGGGATATGAATTTTTACTCAATGATCAAGATGATAAAAATAATAAAAATACAAAAATAGTTAGTATAGTTTTAAATAAAGTTTCAGATTTTATAGAAGATATAGTAGTATTAACATCACATGGTACCAGACAAACTAAACATTTATATAACTTAAAATCATTAAAATTTACTGATAAAGTAACTAAATATATCCAGAATGATAAATTATTAAGTGAATTAAATAATGAAACATTAACTGTACATCTTAGAGGAAATTGTAGAATACAATTTAATAATGATACTTATAAAAATTATATAAATACAATGTCTAATAAAATAAAATTATATCTTAAAAATAATAGTGAAATAAAAAAAATACTACTAATAACAGATGACATACAGTTAATTAATATGATTGTAAATATGATTAAAACTAATAATATTGAAATTATATATAGAAAAGATATAATTGATACTGGTAAAAATGATTTACATAGATTATCACATGATGAATTAAAAAAACATAATTTAACACGATTTGATATAAATTTAAATTCTTCACGTGATTTATATTTATTAAGTCGGTCTAAACATTTAATATTTGGAAATTCATATTTTAGTTGGGTGGCAAACCAATTAAAAAATTTTAATCATGATCTTATAAATAAAAAATATAAAAAAAACAAAAAATATATAATTTATAAAGGATGTACTGGTTTTGGTGATAGATTAGGAACATTTATACAAGCTATTGAATATTCTAAAAAAACTGGGAGAATATTAATAGTAGATTGGAATGATGAAATTTTTGATCATGATTTTTATAACTATTTTAATTTAAATTATAAAAATATATTAACTATTAATAAATTTCAAAAAATAATTGAAAATAAAAATTTATCATATTATCCTAAAATGTGGGACAATTCAAATATATTTACTTTAAAACATAATAATCCACACTATAATATGTTACTAAATATGAATTTAAAAAATGATAAATTAAATTGGAATAACGACATTGTTAATATATTAACCAATAAACGTCTTGATTTTACAGAAGATATATTGGTATATGTAGGTTTTGGTAAAAGAGCAACAACTGCATATTTAGAAAATTTAAAATTATTAACTTATAATGAAACTATGGTAGCAAATGTAAAACAAAATTATATTTATAATAAATTACAAAATAAAGAATATATTTGTATTCATATTAGAGGAACAGATAAAATAATTTTAAATAATGAAACTTATGAAAATTATGTTCAAAAAATGATAATAAAAACATATGAAAATATTAAAAATTCTACTATTAAAAATATATTAATCTTAACAGATGACCCTAAATTAAGAAGCTTATTTATTAAAAAAATAAATATGAATATGAATGATTATACTATATTATTTAATAATAATATTAAACAAACAGGTGGAATTCATAATATTAAAAAAGATAAAAATAATGAATATTTGAAATATCAATCTAATATAGATATGTTAATTGATTTTTATTTAATGACAAATAGTAAAATATTAATATCTGATAATGATTCTTGGTTTAGTAAAATGGCTAATCATATTAAACAACAAAATCATAAACTTATAAATTTTGAAACTAACATTAATAATAATAATAAAAATATACAAGTTAATAATAAAATTATACAAGTTAATAATAAAATAATAAATAATATTCATAAAGATATAAAAATTATAATTCCAAAAAATCATCAAGAAATTTTTGATTGGGAAAATAAATTAGATAATTTATATAATTTAATTGTTATTTTACCTAATATTGACAGTGATGGAAAACAAAATATATGGCAATATAAAATTTCAAGTAATAAAGTATTAAAGATTGATTTAAAATTAAATTTACCTAAAATATATAATATTGAATATTATTATTATTCAATATATAAAGAATCTTCTAAATTATTAAAAAATTATTATAAAAATAAATTAACTGAAATTAATAATTATAATGTCATTTTGATGGATAATTTAAAATTATCATTCGCAGAATTTTATGAAATGAAATTTATAAAATATTTAGGTTCAAATATAATACCACACTCTAGTGTAAGTAATGATACAAAACCAATTTATAAAATAGGACAATCTATTTTTGAAAATCATATAAATAAACTACATAACAAATATCAAAATGTTAAATTGCGAAAAATTAAACCTATTCAGGAATGTCAATTAAATGCTCTTTTAATTGATAATAGATGTAATGTTAATTTAGAAACTCAATTACTAAATACAATATATTTTACTGAAGATGATGTAGGTTTTCAAATTATGACAACTCCTGAAAATAAAATAAATGTAGAAAACATTATTGAAAAATATAATTTAGAAAATATAGTAATAACTATTGTTAATTTTGATTCTAAAAATATTTCACAATTTTTATTTAGTGAAGAATTTTATCAAAATGTGTGTTTATTTAAAGTATTTATATATCAATTAGATAGTCTTCTTCTTAAAAAATTAGATAAAAAATATTATAAATATGATTGGATAGGTGCGCCTTGGGCTGAAATAAATTTAAAACAATATAATTTACATGATAAAATGATACCAGTTGGCAATGGTGGATTTAATATTAGAAATATATCTTTATGTAGAAAAATAGCAGATAAGTTTAATTATAATATCAAAGAAGCATGTGAAATATTTAATTCGAATGATACTTATGCTGAAGATATAGTATATTCATATCATCTACAAACAGATAATAATATTGACGCAAATATTCCGGAAGCTAATATTGCTAAATGTTTTTCAATAGAAGATCCTATAGATTTAAATACTGAAATAATAGGCTTTCATAATACCTATACTTATTTTCAGAATTATAAATCTATTGAATTATTCGAAAATATATTAGATAATCATTATAATTCTATTAATGTTTATACTATTGATAACAAAAATATAAATATAAATAAAATAAATGTTTTTTATAGAATTTCGGATAAAGGTAGAAGAGATGGAAAACCAGATTATATTACACTTGAAAATTGTTTGAATAATTTTTATGAACATTTTAAAAATGAAACTATAATATTTATAGCTGATAACTGTGAAATAGAAACTATTTCTATGATAAATAATATTGTAAAAGATGCTAACATAATTGAAACAAAATTAGGTAATTCCCAATCATTTTTATTTACATTAAATACAATTATAAATAGTAATTATCATGATGATAGTATAATTTATTTTGTAGAGGATGATTATTTACATTTAGAAAACTCAGTAAAAGTTATGAAGGAAGGTCTTGAAAAATCAGATTACGTAACATTATACGACCACTCAGATAAATATGGAAAAAATAGTGTAAATCCTTTTGTAAAGGATGGAGGGGAAACAACTACTGTTTTCAAAACAGATTCTAGAATGTGGAAATTAACAAATTCAACTACAATGACTTTTGCAACCAAATATAAAACATTAAAGGAAGATTATTCTACAATTATAAAATATCTTAATGATAAATTACCAGATGATTTTTATTTATTTCAAGATTTAATCAATAATAAATTGAGAAAATTAGCTTCACCTTTACCTGGATTATCAACCCATGGTCAAAACCCTTGGTTAGCACCTCTTATTGAATGGGATAAAGTTGTTAAAAAAGATAAATATTGATTTATACTATATTAATAAATTTTGGGGGTTAAATTGTATTTAGTTTTTATTTGATTATTTTATATGAAAATTATTTACATAGTAGATAAAATTTTAGATAAAAAAAATTTTTTTAATATATATAATTATTATAAAAATGAAAATTTTATAACTGTTTTAAATAATTGTAATAATGATACTTGTAAATATTTAAAAAAAAATATTTTAAATTTTAATATATTGTTAGCAAATGAAGAAAAAATTAGTAATTTATATAATTTATTATTTAAAAATTGTATAAAAATTACTGATAATAATGATGATGATAATGATGATATTGATAACGACAATGATGATATTGATGATGACATTATACTTTTTTTTTATAATAATGAAGAAATTTATATTAATGAAATTCTAATTAATGAAGGATTAGATATAGCAGATTATATAAAATTAGATACTTATTTATTTGGGAAAAATAAAAAAGTTTTACTAACTAAAAGCACTCACTGGGTAAGAGATAATTATTTAACATTTAATTTTTGTTGTAAATTAAAAACATTAAAAAGAGATATTAAAATATTAAATAATTGTTTTGATAACAACAAAATAGTTAATCAAAATATAATTAACTATATTAGTTTTTCAAATAAATGTAATGATTTAAAATTTAAGACTAATAAATATATAAATGGAAAAATTGGTTTAGGTATTATTACTTGTAATAGAGAACATTTTTTACAAAAATGTTATAATAGTGTACCATTTAATAATATTGATGAATTAATTATAGTAAATGATGGAGAAAAACTTAAAAATTGTTATCCTAAATCATATTTAATCGAGCATGATAAAAATATGAGTGTCGGTGTATCTAAAAATGATGCATTTAAATATTTAATAAATAAACAATGTGAGCATATATTTATAATTGAAGATGATATTATTATTAAAAAACCAGATATATTTATTGAATATATAAAAGCATCATATGAGTCTGGTTTACTACATTTAATGTATGGATATCACGGAGATGCTAATAAATTAGAGAATGGAACTCCTAGCCCAAGAGCAATAATAAATTATGATAATAATGTAAAAATTGCTTT